TTTTATCAACAGTATTGATAGCTAATTCACCAGGGACAAGATCATCTGCATCTGGAGAGCCAGTTCCGCTAGTTTTTCTTTTTAATTGAACTATATTAGCCATTAACTATAAGCTCCACCATCTATTACTGCTCCATCTACACTAGCACATTTAATTCCCGCAAGAACATGATCTGCATTTGAAGTATTAACTGTTGTTGTTGGTGCTGCACTATTATTTTTAAAAAATGTGAATACGTGTGAATTGTCCTGGTCAGAAAACATTCCAAGATATTTAGTCCCACTAGATGCATATGTACCATATATCCCAATATCAACTGCATCACTACCAGTATTGGCTTTTGCAAGTGCGATTAAAGGATCTTCCACAGCCAGAGTTTCAGCATCGACTGTTACAGTGGTTCCTGATACGGTCAAATTTCCTGCGATAGTAACATCTGCTGGAAGACCAATCTGGACTTGATTGCCTGAAACAACAGTATTTACTTCATTAGCAGTACCAACAATATCAATGGTTTCACCCAAAGATACTGGGTCATCAGTTCCGCTATCAGCTCCAAAAGTAATAGATGAATTCGTAAGTTTTGCATTTGTGATTGAACCTGCTAAATGAGCATTGTCTACCGCACCAGCGGCAATTTCAGCACTATCGACTGCATCGTCAGCCATTTTAGCGTTAGTTATTGCATTATTAGCAATCGTCAAAGCACCAGATGCATTGATCGTCGCATCTCCGCCTAGAGCCTTATTGTCCCAACTATTAGTACCATCGTAAAGAATTAAGTGACCAGATTGAGGACTATTAATTACTGTATCAGTAAGCTCAGAAAGAGCATCATAATCATCTACTTTATCGTCAACATATGCTTTTATACTTTGTTGAGTTGCAAGTTTAAGTGCACTATCACTCGCCATATTGTCTTCGTCGAGAATAGGTGCTCCAATCCAGTTCGGAGTTGAAGAATCAGAAGCGATCCAAAGTCTTGAATCACCAGTATTGTAAAGAGGTTCACCAGCGGCATGTCCACTATTTCCAGGGACTCCAGAGGATTTTCTCTTGAATTGAATAGTATTAGCCATTAGTATGTGCCTCCATCTATTGTTTTATTATTTAATGATTGGGCTGTAGCTACATCTACGATATCATCCGAATCAGTGCCTCCAACCAATATTCCATCTAATTGATTAAGTTCTGTACCGCTTGCTGTTATCAGCGTGGTATTTAACTTTAATCCTTTTGTTGACCCATCATGAGTCGCAATTTTTATATTATCTGTCCCAATTTGAAGAGCAGATTCAGTCCCATCTCCATCTAAAAGCGCGCTTTCCGACGCTCCAACTCCACCATCAACGTGGGTAAGTTGTTTAAATGTTGAACTTATTGTTTCTCCTACTAAAGTTGTTGCCATAATTGCCTCATATAATTGCGTAAGGAGCTTTGTCCATTACTCTTCTCATCCCACCGAATCTATTCTTCTGATATGTATATACCAGTCTTTTAAATTCGTTCATGTGGAAATTTCGTTTTTCATAATTCATTTCATTCTCTGCAAATTTTGCTTTTAGATATTCAACTGCTGCTAAACAAAGTTCTTCAGATAAATCTATAACATCATCTTCGCTATCTGATACAGTAGGTAAAGCTGAATATTCAAGCATTAATCCATTTTCTATAAGAGCAGATGGACTTTTATAAACAGAAGTTTCTTTGTCTTTTTGCAGAATCGCAAGATTTGCACCGCGTAAATAATATTTAAAATCTATAGCCATTAGGTTAAGTCCGTATCTACATTTGGAGTATCAAGAACTCGTTCTATTTTTACATATTCAGCTTCATCTGAATCATAGATCATTACATCTTTTAAAGATACAAAATTATCTGGGAAAGAGTAATATCGCTGGTCCTTAACTATATCAGCTTTAGACGCAACTACATTATCTTCGATCATCATATTTATTTCTCTCATAGCATCTTTTAAATATGCAATTGAATATCCTTGATTAGTACTACCAGCTCTTTCCATTAATTCTTTAAGTATCATTCTGAACCCCACTGATATTCAACTTGACCCCATATCCTGTTATTATTCTCTTTCCATAACAAGTATGCAAAATGCCTCCAAGTCAGATCTGGAGTTGTCGTTGATGTGTCATAGCTTGTATTTGGACTAACTTGAGAAGTTGTAGACCAAGTAGTGCTAGGAGTTGTTTCTGTTTCAGACCAACTCATATTAATCTATAACCGCATATTCTACAGCTATTGTCTCAGCCCCAGAAGAAATAAGCCCAAATCCCATTCCACTCCCTAAAGCAGGAACTTTTGGTAAAGCAATTGCTCCACCTGGACTTATTCTACAAAATTCTTTAAAATTTCCATCTGAATATTCTAATTTTACAATTAAATCAATATTTGCAGTAGAAGCAGTTCCTAAAGTTTCTGCGTCTGCTCCATATTGATACCCAGTATGCTTTATAAATAACACATCACATGCATCATTAGCTGCAATTACTAATTCAGATCCACCAGAAACTGGACAATTACCATAAGCAACTGTTCCTTCAGAAAATCCTACTACAGCTATATCTGCTGATCCCGTTACGACAGAATCACTACCGCCTAATGTTTTGTTTACATCGCCCTCTATAACATCTTGAGCAGCATATTTACCTGCAACGCCCGCAATTGTTCTAACTGGGGTTACGCTAACTGCGTACTCTACTCTGTTCGCCATCTTGTTGTCTCCTTATTAAAAATGGTTCAAACCCCTTCTCGTATTGCTCTCTAACCATTGCATATTGTTTTTCATACCATTGATATTGAATTTGTTCTTTTTGCATTTTAGCATTGAACTCGGCTATATAAGTTTGAGCTCTAGCTTGATAATCTTGAAGTGAAGACCCAAATCTTTGTAACTCAACCTGATTCTTTGCAGCATCATGCTGTAATTTAGCTCCTAATTCAGCTGCTTCAGCTTGAGTAAAAGAAGTTTGTCTTGAAATATCTGCTGAATACTTCTGAATAATAGAACCAACTTTAGCTTGATACTCATTTAAATTTTCTTGTAGATCTGCCTGCCATTTAGCAAACTTATAATTTAAGTTCTCAAGAGTCCATTCCTGAACAACAGCATTTAACTGTGCTTGATACTGCTGAACTTGAGTTCCGTATCTTTGCAATTGAGAATTATACTCACTAGCTTCTTTTTCAAGACCTTTTGCTTTATTTTGAAGATCTATATTAGTTGAAAGACTCATCTCCTGAATTCTTCTTTGTATATCTTTCTCAAATTCATTAATAGACTTCTGGAATTGGATCTGATATACAGCATTTTCTTTATTAAAGGTATTCAAACTATCTTGAATTTTAGCACTGAACTCAGTCACCTTTTGCTGTTCTTCAGATAACTTAGACTGAGCGAGTTCAATATCTTCATCTGTTTCGATCAATGAGGTTATTTTTGTAAAATTTATTTCCTTCATTACTGGAGGAGTATAAGTCGGAGCAGCTGTATTAAAGGTTGCCGATTGAGCACTATAAGATCCTTGTAATGCTGCATCCGTATAAATGAAAGAAGGTGCTCCAGGAGGAGTTGGAATAGCGTCTATTGCACTATTCGAAGAAGAAAGATCTAATGCATCAATTGATGGGTCGGCTATCGAGACATACTCGGGTAGAGATACGTCATCAACTGCAGTTACTGTCGTCATTCCGTCACTTGCAACTCCAAAAGACAACGTAGGTTGAGGAGGTGTAGAAGGTAAAGAGAGTACCAAGCCCGACAGACCCGTGTAGCCGACCATCTTTTCTTGTAAAGCTTTCATAGCAGCATAATTAACAACTACAGGTATTAGGCTAGTTGGAAAATTGTTAATTGTACTCGCATTTAAATTTGCCAGGGTTGTATAGTCAACAGCGCTATAAGTAAAACTTCCAGATGGTAAAATATATAATTTTTGATCTAAAACATAATATTGAGGATAATTATCTGTAGCTTTTTGCAGAGAATCGGATTCAGCAGCTGCGAATCTTTTATCTGCAGGGATTAGCGTTGCAGCTTTACTGCCTTTTGTAACATTCAATATGTGTTGTCTTTCAGTTACAGTTGCGCCACTACTTGAGCCAGAAAGCTCTTGTGAAAACAAATATCCAGACTCAGAATCAATCGATAAAACTTTATCAATAACAATTCTTATTCCGTCATTGACCCATTGCAATTCATTCGTAGAAGTTCCTGCTAATGCTCGAACTTGTGTTTCTAAACTTGCCATATTATTTCCCTTTGATTAGTGGGGGAACATGTTAATACAGAGGTTCCCCCTTAAGAATCATTATTTCCAGATAGCGTGCGCTTCAGGCATAACTATTTCCATACCGCCTTCGGTTTGGATTAAGTCAATGCGTCTGTCAACACCCGTGTTCTCTAGACTTTGAACGCCAACATAAACCGCTGTATCGCGATTAACGCCGTTACCGACCAATGGTCGCCAAGCAACGTGTTTCAAGTTGACAGCCAAAATTTTGACTGGAGAACCATCTAAATGAATATTGCGAACAACATTCATATCACCATATGGAGTTGAGATCTGAGTTACTGGTAGACCAAATAACTTTTTCTTGCCTGTTACAGCAAAATCAAATCTAAACTGATCACTAATTTCAACGTCATTCTTTTGAAAGCCGCCTAATTTATGTAACCAATTATAGGTCGCAGTATCACACATGAACATAGTAGCGTTTGAGCTATTATATCTAGGATCCATGAAAGAACTCATATTTTCCAAGAAATCATCTGATGTAGTTCCATCAGTTGTTAGATCAATGGAGAATAAGTTACCACTAGTAAGAACATAATCAACGATACCAGCAGTGTAACGTACACCAGCGGAATCCTTCTGCTTAGAAGAAAACAAGATATCTGTTTCAATATCCCATTTATGTTCGATTAGTTTGTTCTTCCAAACGCGTGCCCATTCGTCGCGAGCTAATTTTAACTCGGTTGCGCGAGCAGTGTTTGTCATCTGCATGGTTGTCTTCCAGATTTGAGTGTAACCTACTACATCCTTGTAAGGTGTATCTTTGTAGGTATCTGGGAAACTAGAACCTTCAGCATGTGCAGAACCAACAACATAGCACTTATCTTTTTCAGCATAAGCAGTCGTAACTACTGCATCAAAAGTTGTACCTGTATGTTCGTATTGTGCTCCAGCTAATGTATAGTAATCATGCGCAGTCACTGCAGCTGCAGAAATTCCACGAACTACTTGACAAACTGCGTAAACAGTCTGTGCGTCAGAATTCGAAGGAGTTCCAATTGCCGTAATCTTAACCATGATATAATCATCGGTATAAGTTGTAGGAACTGTCTCGTCCTGTCCTGAACCAGCATTAGCTACTGTGATTAAACGAACTGGAATTTTAACAATTTGATTCACTAGGTGAAAAATTGGTTTAGTTCCAGATGCACCTACTGCAGTACCAGTTTGTCCAAGGACATTCTGTACGTTACCAGCAGATAAATAATCAGTTCTAAATGCTACAGCCATAACGTCATCCAATTGCAGATCTGTTGCTGCAAAAGAATAATCAGTATAAGCTGCTGCATCGCCAACCGTAGTTGCGCTTAAGTCCATTGCGACTGCATAAGCATATCGCTTGTGCCACATATGGCGTTGTTCCAGAGTTTTAAACTCTGGGTCTGTTGTTGCTTTTTTAGCAACTTTGCTCAATACTCTAAAAAATGGAGTTTGATCAGGTGCCAATTCTGATACACGATCAGAAAAGTCATACCGTCTCCTTAGATCACCAGTATTAAAACCAGATTCGACCTGAGCCTGAGCATGTGTTGATAATTGTAAAGGATTATCAGCCATGAGGTTTGCCTCACTTTCGTTTTAATTAAATAGAGGCACTATTTTTTATCCCACTAAGTAAATAAGCCATCCAAACCAGAATCCACATCTTTCAGAGCATCGAAGACTTGATCTTCGTGTTTTCTCTCTGTTTTCACTGTATTCTTGTTAGATACGCTTGCTGGAATATTCCGAACCGATTTCATCTGTTTCAGCATGTCTTCTTTTGTACCTTTAACTACCTTCTGATCCCTCTTCTCACGGTTTTTCAAATAATAAATATCTTCTATTGATGTTTGGTGCTCATTCGCCCATGCCATCATTTCATTATATTCATTATCTGAGATTCCCATTCTCTCTTTAAACTCTCTTGCGTCTTGGTCTCTTTTTCCTCTAAGAGTTTCCTCTTTTCGAACTGTTCGTTCACGCTGTAACTGATTGTTGACACGCTGATCTACTGTGCTGGAAATCGTATGTTCTAACGCCTTCGCGCTTAATGACTCACGATTTGTAACAGCATCATCTAGATCAAACACAAAATCGTCTGGAAGGTTTAGTGCCTGCTTTACATCTTCAGGCTTATCGCCATTCTTTATGTAATTTTCTATTGCATTTACCATTCCCGTGTCTTCTCTCAATCGCTCGATTAAGGGTTGATATTGAGAAACTTCATTAAGCTGCGTCTTTAAACGCTGTGCTTCCGATGATGAATCTTTATACCTTTTTTCCCAATCGTGCTGGTGATCGTCTGGTTGTGTGTCAACACCTGGGTCAGCTATTCGCTGAGTTTCCTGTTCTTCGACTTCTCCGACTGAATCGTCATCAAGAATCATCCCGTTCACCTCACGGTCTAATGATTCGAAAAAGTCACCAGAGTCCTCAATCCCGCCATCTTCTAAATTCAGATTAACATCTGGATTCAGTTCTTCGACTGGGTCTGAGGAGTTGTCTTGGTTATTCTTTTGTGCCATTATTGCTCCTTGATTGTTTATCTTTTTGTAGCTCTATTTGAGCCTTTTCTTTTTGGATTTTCACATCAGCTTCTTGTCTGTCAGCGGTTAGAGCCATTTTGCCCTGCGCCTTCACTGCACCTTTGCGAAGTTCTGTTTCTACTGATCTCACTTTATCGCGAATACCCGCCTGAACCAATTGTCGTTCAAGCGTATCAATAGTGCCGTCTTTATCTTTGACTTGTTCTTCTAAAGCCTCAACAGCTTGTTGAAGCTGCTGGTATAGGCTTTTACGTTTTGCAATTGCATTTTTATCTTTAATATCCGTCTCTGCAAGAACAGCGAGGTCA